ATGGATCTAGTTGGAGCTTATGTGCCTAACAGTCCTGATTTTGCTACTAAATCCCAATGGCTTCCTGACGTTCTCCCTCGCGGACAATGTATGGGTCATATTTTGGTACCAAATAAGGCTGGCGATAAGCAGATTGGATCTGTTTCCCCGAAATTTGGCCAGGTGTCGCACACTTATTCAGCGATGTATGGCGCTACTTACAATACTCCTCTAGCACGGAAAGGTGCTTGCATGAGTCCAATTGTGAATGAAGGGAAAAATCCGTGCATTGTGGGATTTCACATTGGAGGGGATGCCACAAAAAACATTGGGATATGTCAGACTTTGGTTAAGAGTGAACTCACAACCTGTTGTGAATGGTTAGATAAACATGCTGGTTTTCTGTCAGCAGAGGCTACGAATCTACCCACCCAACAAATGGGTGTGGATATAAAGTCATCTGATGAAGTCCATCCGAAAGCTATTTTTATTCGGGATTTGGACGCCGAAGCATTTGTCGACATTCACGGTTCTACTAAACTTCGTTCTGAACAAAAAAGTAAAGTTCAACCATCTATGTTGTCACGAGATATCGAAGATGTATGCCATGTACCACAACAGTGGGGGAAACCACAGTTGCGGCCAAATTGGGAAGCGTTTAATATTAATGTTTCCCAGTTTGTACGCCCAGCCATGATGTTTCTCCCAAAACTCCTTAGAAGGGCCCAGTTAGATTGGGAAGCTCCTTTGTTAGAAGAAATTCGGAAGTACTGTCTTGTTGAAGACTTTCGACCTCTCACCATGAAGGAAACTCTTTTAGGGATCCCCGGAAAGAAATACGTCGACCCTTTTCCTATGAACACAGGAATGGGTTTTCCACTTTTTGGACGTAAGGATAAGAAAGGGGATGATGGGGAGTATCTCTATTTTGAGGAAATAAGAGATGGAGAAGTCCTCATTGATCGCATTCCTAAAAAGATTGTTATAGACGAGTTTAATAGGTTGATGGAGTGCTGGAAAGCTGGTAAAAGAGCTTATCCAGTCACCTCAGCGACGCTTAAGGATGAACCAACTCGTTTAGGGAAGAAGAAAGTGCGAGTTTTCCAGGCAGCTCCAGTAGCTTTAAGTTTGGCAATTCGCATGTATTTTTTACCTATAGCAAGATTTTTACATCTCCACCCCCATTTAACTGAGTCAGCAGTGGGTATCAATTCATTTAGTCGTGATTGGAAGAAGTTGATACGCCATATGCATAAATACTCAGGCGGTGGCAAGCGCATGTTGGGTTGGGATTACAAGCAGTACGATGTTCGTATGAACTCGCAATTAGTGCGAGCTGCTTGGGAGTCCTTTATCCATATTGCTGAAGCC